TCTGAAGGAGATGAACGAAGAGGTATTGATATGCTGATGAATAGATTACGAAGTCTTGTAGAAGAGACTGGTGTAGGTATGATATTGGTATCTCATTTACGAAGAGCAGCAGGTGATAAAGGACATGAACAAGGTATTGAAGTTTCCTTGTCTCACCTTAAAGGCTCACAAGGTATAGCACAACTATCAGATTGTGTTATTGCTTTAGAAAGAAATCAACAAGCAAAAAATCCAGAGGAAGCTAACTTAACTAGAGTAAGAGTTTTAAAATCTAGATATACAGGAGATACAGGGTTAGCTTGTAGTTTAAAATATAATGCCGATACAGGCAGACTGTTTGAAATAACAGAGGAGGAAACATTTGATAACGAAGACGAACTTATCCCCTTCTAAAATCATATTTGATATAGAAGCTGACGGATTAAATCCAACTGTTGTATGGTGTATCGTAGCCAAAGAATTAAATGGTGAGATACAGACATTCGACAACACACAAATAGAAGAAGGTATTAAATTTTTACAGAGTGCTGATACTTTAATAGGTCATAACATTATAGGATATGATTTACCAGTACTTAAAAATTTACATGATGCTAACTTCCATAATAAAGTAGAAGATACATTAGTTATGTCAAGACTTTATAATCCTATTAGAGAGAATGGTCATAGTTTAAAGACTTGGGGTTATAGAGTTAATTGTCCTAAACAAGAACAGCCAGAAGATTTTGATTCTTATACTCCAGAAATGTTAGAGTATTGTATTCAAGATGTGAAGCTAAATGAATTAGTATATAAAAGTTTGATTCAAGAAGGTCGTAGTTTTAGTACTGAATCTATAGAGTTAGAACAACGAGTGGCTGATGTAATAAAAGACCAAGAAAGAAATGGATTTTATTTTGACAGTAAACAAGCAATGACTTTACTGGCTGATTTAAAATCAAAGATGGTAGATGTAGAGAACGAAGTTCATTCTACATTTAAACCTAAATGGGTAGATGATAAAGTTGTGACACCATACATTAGAAAAGATGGACAACTTTCTAAACGAGGTTTAACAGATGATGAATATGATAAATGTTTATCCACTAATAACTTCAAACCATTTATGCGTAGGACATTACAAGAATTTAATCTTGGAAGTCGTAAGCAAATAGGAGAGTATCTTATAGACTTTGGTTGGAAACCTGTTAGGTTTACACCAACAGGACAACCGATTGTAGATGAAGGTACTTTGAAAAAAATAACACATATTCATGAAGCTAAATTGATTGCAGATTATCTGCTATATCAGAAGAGGATAGCTCAAGTAACATCTTGGATAGATGAATTAAAAGATGATAGGGTTCATGGTGGTGTGATATCTAATGGTACAATTACTGGAAGAATGTCACATCGTAGTCCGAACCTAGCTCAAGTACCTAACATGGGAAGCCCTTATGGTAAAGAGTGTCGTGCTTGTTGGACTGTTCCAGAAGGATATAAATTAGTAGGTATAGATGCTAGTGGTTTAGAATTAAGAATGTTAGCACACTATATGAATGACGAAGATTATATTAAAGAGGTTATTCATGGAGATATACATACTACTAATCAAAACTTAGCAGGTCTAAAAACTAGGGACCAAGCCAAGACTTTTATATACGCTTTAGTATATGGGGCAGGAGATGCTAAGATAGGAAGCGTAGCAGGTGGTGGAATTAAGAAAGGTAAAATGTTAAAGCAAACTTTCTTCACTAACCTGCCTGCTCTTAAAACTCTAAGAGATAGAGTTCAGCAAGCTGCTAATAGAGGATTCTTAAAAGGATTAGATGGCAGAAAGATATTTGTAAGAAGTCAACATGCTGCACTTAATACCTTATTACAAGGTGGTGGTGCGATAGTGATGAAAAAGGCTATGTGCCTACTACAAGATATGTTAGAATTAAATGTGATAGATGCTAAGTTTGTAGCTAATATTCATGATGAATGGCAGATACAAGTTAAGGAATCACAAGCAGATTTTGTTGGTGAATTAGGGTGTGATGCAATTAAAAAGGCAGGTGAGTATTTTAATATGCGTTGCGAATTAAAAGGTGAATATAAAATCGGAGGTGATTGGAGTGAAACCCACTAAAGAAGATAGAAAGAAGTTCGATATTGATTTGGAATATGGAACTATAAAAGAAGACAAGATAGCAAACATGCTTACTAATAAAAGGATTGAAGTAAAATCTGAAAGAGGTATGTGGATGAAGACAGGCAACATCTGTATAGAATATGAATCATATGGTAAGCCTTCGGGTATTGAAGCTACCGAAGCAGACTATTGGTTCCATAATTTATGTATAGAAGACCACATCTTTTGCACTTTAGTATTTGAAGTGCCTAAGTTAAAACAACTAATTGATAAACTAGATTTCAAAAAATCTGTTAGTGGTGGGGACCATAATGCTAGTAGACTTTGGCTAGTTAATATACAAAAATTATTTACTAGTGATGTATTCAAAACTTTTAAGGAGTTAGATAATGACCAAGAAGATTGACAAAACTAAATCAGATAACTATAATAAGTTTAAGTCCGAGTCAGGACATTGGTATGCTCAGGATGGAGAGCCGATGTATACTATTATTGGTGCTAATGGTAAAGAAAGAAACACTACTTTAAGAGATGCTAAAAATTTAGGGTTAGTTCCTTCTGTTACTACTATAATGGGCATGATAGCAAAGCCTGCTTTAGAAAACTGGAAGATGAACCAGCTTATAAATTCAGTATTAACTTTAGAAAAGAAAGATTCTGAATCAGACAAAGCTTATACTTATAGATGTATGGAAGATTCTAAGAAGGTAGGTATCAAAGCTTCGGAAGAAGGAACTAGAATACATGCTTTAATTGAGAAAGGTTTCTTAGGTAAAAGTAAAACCAAACCATATAAGGTAATTAAGAAATGGCTTGATGAGAATTTTCCTGATGAAGAATGGATAGCAGAAGATTCTTTTTGTGCTGACTTAGGTTATGGTGGTAAGATAGATTTATATTCTAAGTCTGGTATCTTTATAGACTTTAAAACTAAAGATAACTTAGAAGGTAAAGACCCTGCTAGATTAGTATATGATGAACATGGCATGCAGTTATCTGCTTATGCACAGGGATGTGGTTTTATAAACTTACCTAAAAGAGTTTCTATCTTTGTTGATAGAGCAGATACAAGTTTAATTGCTTGTCATATATGGGATGAGTCTACACACCACAAACATTTACAGATGTTTAATAGTATATTAACATACTGGAAACTTTCTAAGAACTATTTTCCAGAGGACTATGATGGCTAGACAACCAAGAAAACCTAGACCAAAGAAAGTTAATGTCCCTAAAGGATATGATAGTAGATGGGAATATGAGATTCATAAATCAGTTCTTAAAGGATGGAAGCATCATGATTCAACTATAGATTATACAGTATCACATACATATAGGACTGACTTTGTTAAGACTATTGATGGTAAAATAATATTACTAGAAGCTAAGGGTAGGTTCTGGGATTATTCTGAGTATAGTAAATACATTTGGATAAGAGAAGCTTTCAATGAATTAGTAGAAGCTTATGAGTTAGTGTTTTTATTTCAAAAACCATATGCTCCTATGCCACAAGCTAAGAAAAGAAAAGATGGAACTAAAAGAACCCATGCTGAATGGGCAGAAGCTAATAACTTTAGATGGTATAGTGAAGAAACTTTACCTGATGAGTGGAAGTAATGAAAGTATTATCTATTAATAATATAGAGGGAGATATAATAAAAGATACCTCTACTTATTTAGTTAAAGATAATAAGTTCTTAAAAAATTTAGTAGTTAGTAGCACATTTTTAAGAGCTAATAAATCTACGAATGGACATAGACACATTGGACAAGAAGAAGTTTATTTCTTTATTAAAGGTCATGGAGAAATGGAAGTAGATTATGAAAGATTTAAAATAAAAGAAGGTGATTTAATCTTAATTGAAGATGGAGAGTTCCATCAAGTATTTAATACTGGACACTTAGGATTATATTTTATATGTATATTTA